GATATCGAATCATTGTTTTTTAGCGAGCTTATATCCCCATAAATAAATTTAGGGGCTTTACGCTCGCATTTGGTAAACTTCAATGCTAAACGCCGTATCTTAGGTCATGCCGATGGTGATGTAACTGATACTGTTTACACACACAAAAATTTAAAGCAGTTACGAAAAGCAATAAACAAAATAAAATAATTGTTACTAATAAGCTACTCTTATTTTTTATACTATTAGAAAAAACAAGGTTTTATCTATATATACTAGTGTTACTAATGTTACTTCTAAAAATCATTAAAACAATATATTTTTAAACTTAAAAACCGTTGCAAAATCTGTTAAGCCTTTAATTGCAACGGTTTATTCTATATATATAATTTATGAAAATATTAATGGTAATCGCTGTCTAAATGATTTGCTGTAAACACAGATAAATCTTGCGTATTATCATATAGTTTATTTAACAGTAGCCTTAAATCTTCTTGCGAAATATAAATATGACCATTAGGTCTACTATTTATAGTATCTATTATTTCTTTAGACTCCGTACTCCAGATATAAGATAATTCTTCGATATCCTCTTTTGTTAAATGTATGTTTACCATATCTGAGCTTCCCCATTGATATTGATTAGATATGTCCTCTTCTTCTAAAGTTGTAGGCAATACCCACATTGTATACTCAGGTATTTTACTTTTGAACTCAATCTCTTTTTTTGTTTTAGGTTCTATAATTACTTTCGTATTAAATAGTTTTTTTATTTTGGTATATATCTTTTTAAACATATGCATCAACCTTTCATTAGACAGTGGGGAAAACAAGCGATAAATACTACTGCATTAAAAACAGTTGAATTACAAATAAGTTTTAATATTAGTTTCAAAGAAAGACCACCTTATGTTGGTATATCTCTTACAGATTCAGCTTTAAATGGTAATGAACGTCCTATTGGTTTTATTAAAGATCCAGTAAGTTTAAATGAATTTACTCTTTGTAATAGAAGTGAAATAGATTCTGGTGCTAATTCTTATTTTTGGATAGCATTAGGTAAAATTTAAACAGTGGGGAACAGTAGCTCAATCTGTCAGTAAAGACACAGAAATATCTTTTCCTGTGAATTTTAAGACAGCTTGCTATTTTATTATTGGAAATGATGTATTAGATACAACAGGTAATATACTAACATTATTTGCATTTAGAAGTATAAATACTAATGTATTTGTAAGAAATGCAGTTGTCTTTGGAAAAGGTGGAAGCATATCATTTGGTCAAGTTAAATATTGTTACTATTTAACTATGGGTAAATAGACAGTGGGGAATGGTTAGTGATACAACAGATACAACAACATATACAATAAATTACAATATAAATTTTGCTAAAACATCAACCATGATTATATTTCCAAATACTGGAAAGAAGCAGCCTGTATATTACACTGGTCAATGGACTGCTCCTGGAACATATAGTTTTGATGTTATTTTTAATACAGGATGTCAATTTGTCTTTTGGTTTGCTATTGGATATTAATTATTTGCCAAATGATAACCATAAAACCATCTGACCTGTTGCTGTATTAGCTATATTAAACTTAGATATAGTTCTCTCTGGAAAAGAATATAAATTTCTGTTTCCACCACCATCGCATCCTATAACAAAATAATTTTCTTTTGTATAATTTATATTTAAATTTTTTGTCGTATATGGAGTTGTTTCTGTTGTACAAAATCCCCACTGTGTTTCATCAACCACAGTGGGGAGCTATCTTGTTTGATGGCTCTACCACAGAAAAGACTATAACTTTGCCAATAAACTTTAATATAATATTAGGATTTTCTACTTTTGCTTACGGACAAGGTGTACATTCTGTTTTTGGTGGATATCATAAACCGACTAATAACATTGTAATGTATAGAAAAGCTTTTTTTTCAGAGAATGTAAATTGTATATGGTTTGGCATATTTAAATAAACAGTGGGGAACTAATAGTTGGGCAAATATGGATTACGAAATAACTATAAATACAGCTATAGCTTATACTAAAGGAAGTTTTATTAATTTAGCTACAATAATAAATAGTGGAAATGATAAAACAGTCTCGGCTTCGGTAACAACATCATCGGGAACTAAAACAACAATACCATTTACTTTTACAAATAAACCATCAAGCGTAAATGAATTACGTTTGTTTTTTCTCTCACTTGGTAAATAAACACAGTGGGGAGTTGAACATAATGCTGATAACAATGAAAAAAGATTATTTCCTATACAATTTAAAATATTAGGTGGTATAGGAATATCTAGCTTTAATGGATACGATGGAACATTTAAATATATACAAACAGATGGTTTTATTTATGATGTATCTAATGCTGTTAATTTCGTTGATTTATATTATATAGCCATAGGTAAATAATCATTTACCAACTAAAAAATAAGAAACTTTTATTTGTTTTTCTGCATTTTCCATATTTATACTAAAGGAATTTGATGGTGCTTCTGTTGTTCTATAAGACATATAATTTGTTACGTCTGTCCAACTTGCTAACTCCTGAATAAATCGAGAACCTGAACGAATTGTTCCGAAAAAACATGTATTAAATGTTAGTGGAAAATTAATATAACGTGTATTATCATAAGCAGTTCCCCACTGTGTTTCATCAACCTACAGTGGGGAATAAGTAGATTAAATAGTTCATATGATGTCGATATAAACATGAATATCAGTATAAGTGATATACTTTGTGCAATAACAACAAATTGTGATAATGCTATTTCTCAAGCAGGTGTAAATATATATATATACAATCAAATAATAAAAGCTCATGGAACACAAACTCTAGGAAACGATAAATTCTTTTGGTTTGCATTAACTAAATAAATTCATGAGCCTATATAAAAATAAGCTACCCATAATCCTCCACTATCTTGTTGATAATCTGCACATCTAAAAACAACTTCTCCACTTGCTTTATCTATAGCTTTATCATCCCAAATAACAGTTGATTCCATGTCATTGGTTCCAATAATTGTACAAAGACATATCTGTCCCCAGTGATTCCAATTTATTGGTAATTTAGTTTTTACCATATAATTACCATCATCAATACATGTTTCTCCCCACTGTGTTTCATCAACCTACAGTGGGGATATAATCAGTGCGGAGAATTTTTTAATTTTCCAGTTACGTTTAATGGTTATAAAGTAATTGTTGCAACACATATTGGAAAATCTAATACTGTTAATGTAATTGTAGAATCTGATTATATCCAAGTTAAAAACGGTACTATGCTATTAAGTACTGGAGCTGATAATTATTATAGCTACTGGATTGCTATAGGATAATTTTTTATTTACCTATAACAAATACAGAACCATGCAAAAGTCCAAGGTGTTGCATTAAACAAAAATCTAATCTTATTATTTTCTATTACATCGTACCCTAAATACGCACCTTGAGGATTCCCATTATTTGTAACATCAGTTGCAATTGCAAAAAGTATATTGGAAGATGTTATATTTAAATTTAGTGTTATTAACGTATTATTGCTATCACCATAAACTCCCCACTGTTTATTTCAATAAACAGTGGGGAGATTGTATTATAAAAATAGGTAGTATAGAACAAGATGTAGATTTTCCGATAAGTTTTAAATCTTACGGATTCTGTTCTGTAGGTATATTACAAGAGTCATCAGATACTGTAATAATAAAATATATGGATAAACATACTACAGCTTCAACTATTAGATTTAGATTGTCTCAAGTTTCTTCAGGAGTAGATACATGGATAAAATTTTTATCTATAGGAAAATAGTTATTTGCCTATAATAAAATAAAAAATCCCATTACTGTTATTGTTCCCTTTTGGAGCTAAATCATAAAACCCAAATGTATTTAAATCATTATTCCTAACATCACTACTTATAGCTAAACCATGTGTTTCTCCTAAAATAGTATAATCATAGTTTGTAAGTTGTGAAATAAAAGCTTTTTGATTAAAAGAAACAGGTAACGTTACTTTAATAGCCTCTTCACCATTATTGGCAGCGTACCAGCAAAATCCCCACTGTATAATTGCGTCCCCAAACAATTTACCAAGGCAGATATAGCCATTTTGAGCGATATTATATCTAATTCCTAAAGTCTCTATCCATTCATTTATTTTTTCTAAAGCCCATTCTTTTACTTTATTTTTTATATTATCCGTAGTAGCTGAAGCTACTCCAAATACACTTGCGATACTTTCCTTACACCAATTCTGCACACTGGTTTTAACGCTTTCCATCGTTGCGTTTGCTGAACCAAATATACGTTTAATTAAATTCCCGTGTGCTTCAGAATTATCGTTATGATTATTTAAAACTTGAACTGTAACTACGCCAGCAGGTGTCAATGTAACATCACATTGTTCTACATTTGTTACAGTCATGTTAGCATTGAATTGTCTTGTATATGGTGTAATACTTTCCGCTGGTATAATATCTGGCTGTGTATCATATGCTACAGCAAATAAAGTTTCATTGATATTTTCAGGTGTAACGCCTGTTCCTGGATTTGTAGCTGCTACACCTTTTGCAAAAATCCCTACTTGTCTTATTAAGAAGTTATCTTGCATACCACTATTAGTTACTGTTGCAATTATTGTGAATGTAGCTTCATTTGCTTGGGAACCCACTATATCTATTTGCTTTATATTTGTTCCTACTAACTCTGTTTTGTTTATTAAATCATTTAGACTTGTTTCATCGGCACCAAGTTTTACTTTAGTAAAGTTTAATGTACATGCGCCAGTTCCTGCTTTAGCTAATAAAGCTCTACCTGTAACAGTTAATTCATATCCTTGTAAATTAGCCATTGTAACCTCCGTCATTTATTTCCACTTTGTCAAATGTTGATATTTTTCCATTAAAATAAAGTGGAATATTTGCATCTTGAAGTGATTTATCTACTACTGCATTTATTTCCACTTTGTCGAATGTTGATATTGTTCCGCCAAAATAAGTAGTTCCAACTACATCTTTTAATGTATATCCAATAGGATTTATCTCTACAATATCGAATATGCCAGCAGAACCGCCAAAATAAATATTGCTATCTTTTTTAGTAATAAATCCTACTTCATCACACCAACTACGTGCGTTTTTAGTAGCATTTATCATGTCGATTAACATATTTATCTTATTTTCATCTGTAGTCGGCTCTTCAATTAAGTTAACTTTAAAATGATATGGTTCTCCACCATAATTCCAATTTTCTACAACTTGAGCCGATTTAAATATATCTGTGCAAACCTTCTTTACAGCATATGGAGTGCCTTTTAATCTATGGTCAGATATCGATGTTCTTATTAAATTTATTTTAGCTGCTCGATCTAAATCTTCACGATAAAAGTCAACATGAAAATGCCACGCTAATTCATCTAATACAGCATCTTCTTGTTCTTCTATCCTAGCTAATAAAATTACATATCTTGTTTTTTGATTTATATCCTTTAATTGCTCATCTGTAGCTTTAGAAATAGCTTTTATATTTTCATCTTCAGCAATACTAGATGGCAATATGTTTGAGACCATATAATCTTTTAAATCAGTCATCTTCAAGGCCTCCATATGTTACATCAGCCTCACCTTGAAGTATAGCTACTTGTACGCTATCTACACTGTGACTACTAATTTGATATTTGCCATTTAAGACTTTTGTATATACTGGAGAAACCACATCTACACGCTTTGCACCTGCAACAACCATTTTACGAATTAATTCCGATGGATTTATGTCTCTACCAATCTTGGATTTAGTCCATAAAATCCAGTCTTGAACAGCTTTTTCTATTTTTTCTTTTAATGATATCTCTTGATATTGGTCATCTTTAGAAATCCAATATGTTAAATTTACTTGATAATTAACAGTTTCTGGAGCTAATACTTTGACTTCATCCGTTAATGGCCTAATTTTATCATCATTGCAAACTGCCTCAACTTGATTTAGCATTTCTTCTTCAGGAAGTTCTCCATTTTGAAGTAATACATAGATATTTACTACTCCAGGACTTGGACTATTTACCAATACATCACTTATTAAAGTAGATGCAGATTTTGCCCAATATTCATAAGCACCAATAGGGCCAGCAGTAGAAAACTTTTCTGGAGCTAAATGGATTCGCTCACGGTAAGCATCGTCACTTTCTATATCAGTTCCGCCTTCACTTGTTGTTGTATTGACCATATCTGCTGTAAACGGCAATCTATCCACAATTTTATTAATTTGTCCTGGAATATACCCATTTCCAATACTACCTGCAATTGTACACTGTGCTTTTGCTGTTGTTGTTATTTCACCTACGTTTATAGTGGCATTGTCTACTAATTCAAAAAACATATCATCTCCAGGCGTTACACGTACACCCTTTGAAATAATTGTTGTTGTCTCTGCTTGTTTAGACAAAGTTATTTTTATAGTAGTCACTGCTTTAGTAGCTGGTAATCTATCTACCCCAATGTTATAACCTATTTCATCCAAGAAACTATCTACTGCATATCTGAGTAAATTCATTTTGGCAGAATAATTGATGCTATTACGCTGTACTATAATTACATATGCTATACAGTTTAAAAATAAACGGATAGGATCTGCTGCTGCTAAGGTCCTATCCGTTATTGTTGTATATAAATTTATTAATTGCTCTTGTATTTCAGTCATATCTGTTTCTACAAACGTTATATCACCATCACTACTGCTTGCTTTATAATCTAGTAGTTTTTCAATTTCAGATAAAATTTCTTCTGTCATTCTATCGCCACCTTTACAATTGGCTTAGAGCGTCCTGATAAAACATCATGTTCATACGTTACATCAACAACTTTTACTCTAGGTTCATATTTAGGAATAGTATCATAAATATCTGCCGTTAACTTGGCTTTATATAATGGGATTGGTAAATCTATTACACTCATATCTATACCAAAATCTCTATCTAATGGTACACTTCCTCTAGGTGTAGTTAATATAGTTCTTAGATTCTGATTTATTTCTTTTAATACACTATCAGGAGCAAAATCAATATTATTTTTATTTTTTATTTGTATTTCCATTAGTATCTCCTTTTTGTTTAGCTTTAGCTGTTACATTTTCTGGGTACTCTTTAACTGTTATATCTACTGTAGATTTAATTAATTTTCCAAAACTATCAAAACAACGCTCACTTGAACTAATGGATTCTATTATAAATTTATAATCACTTATAGGCTTTCCATTAACTATAATATGTGCAACTTTTCCCGTTTGTGCCATTTCTCTAAGTTCTTTTTCTTCATCCTTTGGATCGACTCCTAAGATAGAATTAAATTGCATAGAAAATTTTATAGTATCTGTTCCTGGTCCAATCCATTCTATAACAGGCTTTTTACCGATTATATCGTGGCTCGCTAATCGTACATTCGTATCTCTGGTCATATTTTTAAATGTACGAACTAAATCTGTTGTTGTTAAAAAAATAATTGTTCCGAACGTTCCTATAAACATTTTTAACCACCTGCAAATACATTATTACTACCAGTACTGTGGCTTCCACTTTGTCCGCAATTATCACAGGTTGTAGTATCTCCTATTCTCGTTATAGGCTTGTTTTCTACAAATACACTACTACTACCATTGGTACTTGTATAAACTCCGCCATGCGGGCAATTACAAGAACCACTATCGCCCTGCCTATGAACAGGCTTATTGTTAACAAAAACAGTAGGACTACCACTTGAATTTGTTCCTGTTCGACTGTGTGGACAATCTGGCAAACCTAAATTACATACACCAGTTTCACTATTACCAACAATTGTCACTTTTGGCATCATATCACCTTTTAACAGTTTAAATTTATAGTATTACCATTTACACTTATATTTCCTGTAGTATTTATATTTATATCTCCTGTACTTTTATTTAATGATATTGTTATTGGACCAAACTTTATTCCCATTATGTTTATATCACTAAATGCTGGTGGCACATCTTTTGATGGGATTGAACCGCTAACAAAGCCATTAGAGCTTCCGCTTGCTAAGAATGTACAAACAACTTGTTCTCCTGGTATCGGCATTTTATATGTTTTTCCATCTTGGCCACATAAACTTTGTTGTACAGCAAGTTCTCCCGATACCTTGTTATCTTCATCCTGGAATATAACTCGAACCGTTCCATTTTCTATATTTACAGAAGATACTATACCTACACGAATTAACTTTTCCATATTGGCTTTCATATCAATATCCTTCTAGTACCTTTCTTAATTCCAAATTACAAGTATACCCGCTACCAACATTATGTGTAGCCTTTGTTAAAATATATTTTCCGTCAAACTTTCCAAAGTTTTTAAGCGTAAAACAGTTACCAGCACAACAAAAAAAGGAACCATAAATTGACATACTTACAGTTTGTTCCTCTTTGTTTTTCTCTCTTAATTTTTTCTTGGCCAAACGTTCTGCTTCAGCTGTCGTTTTAACTTCCTCATTTACTTCTAACGTTTTACCATTCTTATCTTTATTTGCTTCAGGCAAAAAAGTATATTCGATTAGCGTATTTTCTTTTGTATTTTTATATTTAACGTGACATTGTTTATATACTTCACGTGTTTTGGTCTTGATAGAATACGACTTTATCAAGTCATTTTTTAACTCTAATTCATCTACAGCTTCTTTAGCTTCATAATCTGCTTCATCAAAAATAACAATTTGATTATTACTTATTTTTAGTGCTAAGCCATTATCGTTACATAGTTTGAGTAAAAATTCTAAATCAGACTCCTGTGATTGTTCTGCTCTCTCTAAATAAATTTCCTCAGTATCATAATAAAGTTCCATACCAGCATTAGATGCAATATCTTTGGCAATAGTAGATAGATTTACCTTTTCCCATGCCCTAGATTTTTCCGTTCCTCTAAGTTCTGTATTATCAGGAACAGATACACCTTTAATCTTTACTTCAGTTGGTGGTCCACTATATTCTACCTCATCGATTTCAAACATCCCTAAAGGTAATTCTTCTATAGATACATTATCTTTCCACCAAGCTTGAGTCATAATTGATACTGTGAGTATTGCTCCTTTTTCTGGAAGCCAATCATTTGACCATAAATTTTCAATATCTTCTAGTGTTAAAGAAATATCGTCTACTTGGCCAGATATTACGTCATTATAAGTGAAACTTTTTAAATATGGCTCCAAGGAACTAGATATATCTTTATTGTTATAAAGGCACTTTATCCATGCTCTTCTAGCTGTTATTGTATAAAACAGCTTATCAATATTTTTTAACATTATTGCCTCCAAGGCGGAATATATTGCGGTATTTCTTCTTCGATATCTGGAATATTTAAAATAACACCTGCACTAAAGATTATTGTTTCAGAATAAAGCTCATTAGCAGCCATTAATATACTCATGTATTTTTCATCGCCCATCTGTTCTTTTGCGATGCTATCCCACATATCACCAGATTTTGTTTTATAAGTTTCCAAAGCTTCACCGCCTTAATTAAATGCTAATCTATTTTTATCATCATCCATATCTTTTAATACTTTTTGAATTAATTGTATTAAATTTCCTTTATCCATCGTTAATGCTTGTTTTACATTATTGACTAAATTTTCATTTTTACCATCAGATTTTATGTTTATATTAGGACTATATGTTATATTTACCCTATTATCTCCAATATTGCTGTTATTAGTTACACTACTAGCAGATTGTTCATTTAAGAATTTCCCTATAATTTCAAACGGATTTGGCATAATTGAATTAGTATTTTCACTATAGTTATCAACTGGTATAAATATTGGAGTTATTTTATTCTTATCATCAGTACTTTCTTCTTTAGTATTTAACCTTAATGCTTCAGGTGATATTAATATATTATTTGGTTTATTATCTAATAATGTATCATCACGTTTATTAGCATTATTAAGTTGTACAACATTAGCTAGAGAAGCTATTTTCTGCAATCCAGATAACATATAGCTTTTTATTCCGCTTGTTTCATCTTCATCTTTCTCCGAACCATCAGTTTTAAACAAATTAGATGTTATTAATACGTTATTTGGTTTATTATCTACTAATAAATTGTCACGTTTATTAGTATTATTAACTTGTGTAACATTAGCTAGAGAAGCTATTTCTTGTAACCCAGATAACATATAATTTTTTATTCCGCTTGTTTCATCTTCATTTTCCTGCATCATAATTGTTTTATCTGTTTTACTAACTGATTGAACTATTGGCTTGTTATATTTCCCTTTTGTATCACTATTTTTTGATTTGTTTATTCCTAATAACTCGCCCGTTTTTTGCCATAAAGCAATAGCACGATTTGAGCCATCAATTGGAATTGCAGCTTCTGGACTATCTTCTGCAAAACTAGTAACAAAAGCACCTTTACGGAAAATACCCCCACTAGCAAGAGCCATTTCTGGCTTAGCTGAACCTTCATCAAATCCAATAGTAAAGCTTGCTTTTACGCCTTCCCACCAACTACTAGCAGAACTAGCTGCATTAGATAACGCCGTAGATACTAGATTTGGAATTTGATTTATCCAATTTGCTACTGCATTATAAGCTGCACTTGCCCATGATTCTACATTAGCTACAAATTGCATACCAGCTTCCATACAATAACTAGGCAAATTAATAAGTATTTGATATACCGAATTTACTAGGTTATTAGTCCATGATACAGCTGTACTATATGCATTAGACAGCCACGCAACAAGTGATGTAACCACATATATGCCAACACTTAAACAGTATCCTGGTAACAAAAGTAAATTTTGATATACACCATTTACCGTATTTATAATCCACATTGTAGCTGTAGCATAAGCACTACTACCCCAAGCCGTTAAATTTGCTATAAAATAGCTTGCCATAGTCATAACTGTTGTTGGTAATTGCATTAGAAAACCAATTATAAATCCTATATTATAAGCCATTTTATTTGGTAATGATGCTATAAATCCAATAATTGCAGATAATCCATTTATAACATAAGTTTTTATAGTATTTATCCCATTACTAATAGTACTGCCTAAACCTGATATAAAACTCAAACCTGAATTTATAAGTCCTACAAAGAAATTTTTAATTGAAATAGCTACACTATAAACTCCATTAGATAAAGCGGTCCATGCCTGTAATCCTACGGCCTTTATTGTGTCCCAATTTTTATATAATAAATATCCTATTCCAATTAAAGCTGCAATTCCCGCTATAACTAATCCAATTGGATTTGCAGACATGGCAATATTTAATGCCCATTGTCCAGCGGCCGCAAGTTTTGTAGCTACATTAAAAGCTAACATAATAGTTCTTAGCTGTGTAAATGGATATATAAAAGCCAACAATAGATATGATGCTATTGAAATAGCTGAAGCTATAGCAACAAAAGCTCCTACGCCTACAACTAAACCTGCTGTTAAATTTGGGTTAGCCTGTGCAAAAGCCATTATTGCACTAGCCCCTTGTCTAAGCGTATCGATTGCACTTTTTACATATGGCAAAAGTTGATTTCCAACAGTAATTGCAACAGCATTTACTTGGTTTTTAAGTAATTGCAGACTATTTTCCGTTGTATCACATCTAGCTTCAAATTCTGCCTGCATGCTACCAGCATAATTACTAGAATCTGCTACTAAATCAAAATTTCTCTTTAAATTATCTAAGTTAGAAAGAAGTGGTCCTATTGCTTCCGCACTTTCTTTACCAAATATTCCCATGAGTGTAGTTGCTTGCTCATCTTTAGGAAGTTTTTGTATTGCTCCTAAAACATCTAATATTGCTCCTTTAGCATCTACCTGCATACGCTTTGCAAGTTCAATTGTACTAAATCCTAACCTATCAAATAATTCTGCCTGTGTTTTAGTTGCTTGATTACCTACAACCATACCTAACATCAGATTTTTAATACCAGTAGCTGCAACATCAGATTCTGTTCCAGCCCCTACCATGGAAGCACCAAGAGCTGCTTTTTCTCCGCTTGCAATACCGCCAATAGAACCAAGTGGACCAATTCTTCTAACTACATCAGAAATTTTTGGTGCTGAAGCGGCTGTATTGTTGCCTAAATAGTTTATCTTATCGGCAAGTTCAACAACTTCATCCTGTCCCATTTGAAATGCTGTACGCCACTTGGCCATCATTTCCCCTGCTTCATCTGAAGTTATATCAAAAGCAACACCCATTTTAGCAGCATCTTCAGCAAACGCCAATAAATCCTCTCTAGCAATACCAGACTGTCCGCCAGCAGCTACAATATCTGCAATTCCTTCGGCCGTCATCGGAAGCTCTGTAGAAAGATTTATAATGTCGTCTCTCATATCGGCAAATTGTTCAGGTGTATCAAAATTTACAACCTTCTTAACATCCGCCATTTTAGATTCAAACGTTGCTGCTTGTTTTATCGGTACCGCCATTGCTATAGCAATACTACCAACAGCACTAGCAACACCAAAAGCCGTTTCTCTAGCATCTGCAAATTTACTTTGTAATTCAATAGCACTTTGTAATCGAGCTTGGCTATTTTTAGTATTATCCATCTGCTGAGATAATCGTCTTTGATTTGCTACAAAGCTGTTTACTACACCATTTGCTCTATTATATTCAGCCGTTAATTGCTTTTGTGCTTCTGTAACTTTGTTTATTTTAGTGCTTAATCTTCCAGTTAATTGTTCGTATCTTTTCTGGCTTATATGGCCACTATCAAACGCCGCTTCAACCATTCGTTGTTGGTTCATAAGTGACTGATACTTAGCGTTTAATTTATTTACTTGATTTTGATACGTTTGTAAAAAATTTCTACTATTGTTATAAGCAGAATTTAATTGAGATTGCTCTCTTTGCAAAGAAGACATGGTTTTTCCTAAAGCCATTAATTTACTATTAGCCGTTCCAAAAGCTTTAGCAAAAGCCCCACTAAGCTGAGCACCAATAGCAAACTGTATAGCAAAATCTTTCACTTTTGTGCCTCCTTTCGTATTTTTTCTAATACTTTAGTTGTTTGCTGTATCCATTTGACTAACCTAATAACTGGTTCGTTTAAAAAAAAATCTACTGGCGTCTTTGTATTTAACGCCAGTAGAATACAACACTGCATTACTTCTTCGACTGAATTATCTCCTCGATATTGTTCTTGGTTTGAGTTGCCCCCTCTTCGCCTAACATCATAAAAAGCTTAATCTCATTGGCAATCTGATAAACTTCATTTGCTTTTAAAGCTTCATACAAAATACTCATTGCTACACCAGAAATTTTAGAAGCCAAAATCATTTGATATTGTAAATTCATTACACAATCTTGCACTTGGATGCCTTTTGTTAAAAGCATTGTTTCAGCATCAATCATCATACGACCTGTAATCTTAGAACAATCAATTACAATTTCTTTTATTTCTTCACCTTTTTTGTTTTTAACTGGTTTTTCTAATTTTATTGTTAACATAAAAATCTCCTTATAATCCTAAAGCTTCTCTGATAGCACTCCAGTAGTCAGTACCAGAAATAAGACAAATACCATTTAATTTATCAATTTCAACTACTGTATCCCCATCAACCTCTACTTTTAAATACGTACATTCAAGAGTAGTAGCTGAGTCTGTTTTAGCAGCTGTTTGACCTTTACCTAAATCCGTTTCTTTTGGTAAACCTCGTACTACAACACGAACACTTTCAATTGTTAATTCCTCGTGTTCCTTGTCTAAAACTTGCTGAGCACCACGAAATTCTAAAGAATGAAAATCAGGTGCTGCCAATCTAATTAATGATTTATTTATAGTACGCCAGTTTATTCCAAATTCCATACTACTTAATTGGCCCATTGTAGGAGTTTCAATTTCGCCAGCAAGTCCTGCACCACTAACGGTATCTGTCATATAAGAAATTTTTGGAAGCGTTATATCTGCTACACCGACTTCAATTTCTCCACTTTCACGAAGTATAAAAGCAGCCATTTTATCATATTGCTTTTGTATCATCTAATCACCTCATATTAAGAAAATAATGTTGATAAATAACTTGTATCGTATTCTAAGACAAAATCCATTTCCTGATTTGGTACAGGTCCTGCCATATAAATATGGAACTTACATTTTCCAGCTAATAAATCCGTTGTAGGATTTTCACTTTCTAAGAACTCTACCCTAGCTCCTAGTAAAGCCGTTCCAGTAAGACCATTGAGCCAAATATTAATACTATCTAATACAGTCTTAATAAGTGCCGTATTCATAGGGTTATCTACTTTTTGCCACATTGTTTTAACTACAGTGTTTCCAATATATTGAAATATACGTCTTTGATTAATCCAACAATCTTTAACATCTGTATTATCTGGTGCAGCTGCTGTATAGTTTCCCCATAATTTCCATCCACCAATGAAATTCAACGCTGTAAAAATACCATTTTCATTAAGATAGTTAGCCTGACTTAATGTCAAAAATACTTCAGTTCCATCTTCTAAACAACAAGAATCTGCCTGTATACTTTGATTGGACGGAGAATAATACGGTATTCCACTACCTAACTCTGCATCTGTTTGGTTTATTACACCAATAGCCTGTGTAGAGGCAAAATATTGTTTTTCCCCTAATTTAAATTTTGGCCAACCAACAAACATATTTACATCGTTTAGGTTATTTTGATTTTTATAGTTTGGTACATCAGTATATTTAGTAACTGTATCTGTAGGTATATCAACTATACAAATACAATTAAAGATTTCATTTATATTTGCTGTTTTAGCTGCCATTACAGCTGCAACTTCGCTATCTGTACTCCAACCAGGAGCAATAATTATTCCTGGTACTTTTAATGTTCTAGGAAAGATTTCTTCAATAAGCTCTAATCCTTTTAATGCTCCTGTAGAAACATCAACACCGCCAATAATATCTTCTTTTTGTACCAAAGAGGCATCAATTTTATCATAATCACAATAGATACTTTCTAATTCTTTAGCTTCTTCACTGATTAACTCAATTTGTAATACTTCATTATCATCATAAGTTGCTGTATAATCCGTATCTAAAATAAGCTCTTCCCCTGCACTTGCTTTTTTTACTTTCAAAGTAGAAAGTATTACAGGTTCACTGATACTAGCCTTTCCATCTGTAACGATTATAGTTTCATCGCTAGTACTCTCTTTATGTTTTGCTGGATCCAAAACATTAACAAAAACAATTGGGCTATAACCAAAAAGAGAAAACTGACTGTACATAACCTCACATAATGTATATTTTTCCCAATCCTCACTATATCCAAGTGCTGTAACAGCTTCTTCGTAGCTATTGCATAAAATAGGTTTATTTACATTTACTTCATTTGCTAAATGTACAGGTGCTGTACCAAAAACTACTGGCATACCAGCATCTATAGATGCAGGTGAAATAATACTTGTAGCTTGTTCGCTATAATACGCTCCATGTTTAAATGCCATTAATAATTGCCTCCTTAGCTTGATTAAACGCTTTATTTATACTGGTTCCTTTTGTTGTTAAAAGCTTTCTTGACTCAGATAATTTACCTGTTTTAACAAACAATAATTTAATAAGCGGAATTTTACTTACCAATTCACCAGTAACTATACTTTCAGGGAACTCGGTAAATATTGTATTTTTACATAATCCATACCTTTTTATTGTTGGGCCTAAATAAAAAAGACTACCTTGAGCTTTATTAGCCTTAGTAGTCTTTTTTTCTATATATTCAATTTGGGATTGTACTTCCATTCAAAATCTCCCTTCTCTTTAAATAAACCTTCTTCTATTACCCTGCCAATTGTGTAATACACTTCTATAAGTGCCCACCATTGCGGATAAGGTTGGTCATATGGAATTGTCGCTTTTACATCGTGTTCAGAAGACAAACTAAATTTTTTGGCCAATATTGGTTTTTTAAATATGGCCATACGAATTTTCTCCAATATGTGAAATAATTCCCTATGCCCTTCCATTTTATCCTTAGAATACGTAAGCACATTTATTTCTAATTTAACAGTTGAGTCTTCATCAAGCGTAGGTTTTGGTGTCGTTATTAAAACAGGTGTGACAATTATTGCTGGTGTCATTCTTCTTTTTTCGTCTTCCGTTGTTGCCCTAGGTAAAAATCCATCTTTTATTAAGATATCTTTAGATTTAGCACCTTCCTCTTGTATATGCTCTTTGAAAACACTTTTTAAATACTCAACCATATCCATAGCACATATTAAAGGTGTCATCTTTCTAATATCCTTTCTACTTCATGCTTTAATCTAGTTTCAAACGCCTTGGCACCAACATCTTTTATTTCTTCTACAACATCTGGATTACCAAACATTTGTGCCACAGATGGGCCATATTTCATGTCTATAGGTAATCTTTTTTTGGTTCTTCTAGTAAAAATACCTAAACCAGAATTTACAACTGTATAAAAAGCTCCATTTATCAATCCGCCTTGACCTTTTTTAACCTGAACAAATACACCTTTTTTCCTTCGTGTATTTCTAAAATTAACAGCTTTTAAAGGTCGCCCTCTAACAATAAATTTGGCCATATTTCCTCTAATGATGTTTATCCTAGAGTCTAAATTAGATTTTTGTATATTATATGTGCTTCTAGTTTTTTTACTACCAGCAGTTTTAGCTTGCTGTATAGCTCTATTAGCAGCTCTTGTAATAGCTAAATTTGTTTCTTTTGGCATACCAGATAATTTTTGTATAGCTTTTTCTATTTCATTTCCATTTTCTTTTATAGTTATTAACATGTATTAAAACCTTCTAAAGATAAGATAGTTATGCCCATATCTTCTTCTACATTTTTTACATTATACGAATTTGAATTTAATTCAACATCCATTCCTTCTACAATTCTTTCATCTAAATCTTTTGTCTTTACGTATAGCGTATATTTTTTCGTATAAACGGCATCATATACACCATCATATACATCGCTACTTTTATCAAAAGTAGCTTTTTGCATAGTATCGTCATCTAACACAGCAAAAAGCTTTTTCCCCTGTAGTTCACATTCTTCAGCAAACTCATCGTAATTTATAAATATATCTAAGTCATTTTTTAGACATTCTTTAAACTCACTCATTTTTTTATAGCTAATTTAGGATTTACACTTGGTAATTCCATATCTTCTTCATCTTCAACATCTTCAATATTTTCAACTTCAGGTGTTTCAGCTTCAGGTGCTTTCTCTTTTTCTACAATATCTTTAACTTCTATAATTTCAAATTCACCTGGAGCAGACGAGGCTAACTTCTTAGCCTCTACATCACTCATTTGCACTAAATCGCCAGCTTTATAACGCTTACCTTTATAATCTAAATTAAATTTTTTTACATGTAAAACCGCCATAATGTTACCTCAACTTTTAACTTTAATTACACCAATATCATCTACATTTTCTGGAATCATAATGCATCTGGATGCCACACGCAATTCTTTGACATCACTATTAACATCTGTAAATACTTTTGGAACGTATTTACTAGCATAGCTATGCCACTGTTTATCATCTTCAAGCTGAGTAATTGCTCCATAAAGTCTTTTTCCTTTTCCTGGATTACCCATAACAAAGAAATCATCTGGAATAAATTTTGTAAGCTTGCCATTATCACTCATATAACTTCCGTTATAGATATAAATTTCTAAGTCTAAAGAGTCAATATAGCCAAAACGAGTGATATTAGGTCCCATAACTCTAGGAGCAAAGCTCATTAATTTCAAGTTAGCGGCATTAGACACATTTAAAAATTCTTTGATTTGTGTGTTATTTAAAAGATACTTACCTACATTTCTGGACATAAATGCTACTGTTGGTACTGTGCCAGTTTCATCGGCAATAGTTCCAGACATCTCTTCAATATCTTCATAAATTTTAGAATCAGCGTTATCCCATGTATCGCCACTGGATTTAGTTACTTTATTTTTAAATCCATCTAAAATAAATGTATCTGTAATCTTAGTTTTACCATCATCAGCGTAGCCTTCACAGATGCATTGACCTGTAGTCAAAAGTTGAGCTGCCACATACTCTTGTCTACGCATATTCATTTCCGTAAGTTCCATCAAATCTCTGGCCATTAATTCTGCTGCTCTTTGTGCTGGAGATTTAGGACTATACACAGTTTCACCAAAACCACGCATATTTAAATGTTCTGGAGTAATCACTCTTTTAGGAGCAGTCATCGGTGGCGTATATGTCTTAATTGCAGAACCATTACGTGCTACATTAACGCCACTAGCTCCAGGCACAATATACGGTGCTAAAGTTCGTACTCCTTTTCTATATTCAACATCAACAACATTTGTCATAAACACATTTTCATTCGGGAAAAACGTATCTACCAATGTTGTGCTTGGTGGATAATTTTGTTCTACTACGCCTAAAAGTGTTCTTGTATTTGTAAAATCCATAAATCTTCCTCCTATAAATTAACTATTTTCCATAAGTCCTTTTGCTTTTAAATCTGCCAATAAACTATTAAATTTATCTTTTACGTCCGTTTCACTAGTAGCATCATCTATTTTGGTTAATTTCCCACTTGCCGTTACTAAATTTTTCCATTCTGTAGTGCCATTTCCTTTAGTAATAAGTACTTGCCCATCTGTTCCATTATCTGCTGGTTTTGCAACTTTTTTAGCTAATTCATCTGCAACTTTTTTGGCATCTGCTGCCTGTCCTTGATGCGTTAAAGTATCATCAATAACAACTGTTGCTGGTAGGTCTGTCCATTCCGTACTTCCATCACCTTTAGATTTTAATAATTGACCATCGTTTCCATTTCCGCTAGAAGGTTTTCCTACTTTTCTATCTATATTATTAGCATTTGTTTCTAAAGCATCTTCCATCTCGTTTAATTTTTTAGCAGTTATAATATCGCCTTTTTTCCACGTATGTTTACTATATCCCATATATTTTACCTACCCTACAATAGATTTATCAGTTCTAGCCATATCTACAACAGCTAAAGCTTCAGCATTATCTTGACCTTTAAGAGATGTAACATAAATACCTACATCTCTTAATTCTTCTTCATGATTATCGATATTATCACTTTCTTGAGCTAAAATAATTGCTTCTCGGTTAAACATTCCACTAGTATAAATAGTTCCAACTACTTTATCAGTGGTGCTTAAAACTACATCATTTTGTAAAACAGCTACTGCAACTTTGATAGATTCTGTTCCAGATGTACTATCTTCTTCTACATATTCGCCACTTTCATTTATTGCTAAAAGTGTTCCTCGTTTTAACGTTTTTTCATCACTTGCTTGGGCAAATTCAACGTTTTTGGTAATTAATGGTACTTTACTAGAACCAATTAATTCATCATAAACAACGCCTGCTACACTTTCTACCATTGCCATATTTATTTACCTCCAAATTTATTTTTTAAATAATTTTTAGAAGCCTGAGATAACATACTAAGTATTTTATCTTCTTCACTAATATTATTTTCTTCACTGCCTAAAACATTATTTACACCACTGTTGTTCACATCGGAAATCATATTTTGTACAAAATCTTTTGCTCCAATATTTTCAGCGATTTTATCAAGGTAAGGTTTTACTTTATCTGCTGTAGCTGTTTCATCAGCAATAGCTTCATCAACTAAATTATTAATAGTTTCATTATTTGGCACTCTGAGTTTATTTAATGCCACAATACGTTCTCTTTCTTCTTGTTTTGCTTTAGCAATAACTTCATCATTATTTTTATTGCTAAAACTATTTACCATATTTTGTAATTTATTCATAATTCCAGGTTTTTTATTTTCCATATTGTTCTCCTTATGCATAATTTCTAAAATTTTATCTGGATTATTAAAGGATTTAGCATTAAAAGCTATGGAATTTATAACTAAATTGCCCTTATTTAATACTCCTGTAACACTGTTTTCATCATCAATTTCATCAACAAAGCCATAATCTTTGGCTTCCTGAGCAGTTAAAAATGTCTCTTCATCCATCATTTCAGACAATTTTTCATCTGTTATTTTGTCTTTACACTTCATTTTGTAGACATTTACGATAGTTTGTTTCACTGCTTTTAAAGCTTTGGCCACTTCTTCAAGCTCGTTCTGATTGTAAAAACCAATTAATAAGTTCATTGGATTGTGTATCATGTAGATGGTATTGCTTGGCATCATTACATTTTCCCCTGCACAAGCAATAATTGTAGCTGCACTTGCAGCTATTCCATCAATTGTAACTGTCACACGTCCTGTATACCTTTTTAATTGGTTATAAATAGACTGAGCTGCAAATACATCACCGCCACAGCTATTAATTCTTACAACTAAGTCTTTTCCACCTAAAGCTTTTAAATCATCATTAAATTTCTTTGGTGTTGCAAGGCCCTCATCCCACCAGTCTTCATTTGCGATTTCTTTATAAATCAACAGCTCTGCTTTTTCACTATTTAATTCATTTTTAATTTCCCAAAATCTCATTTACTCACCTCCTTCTAATCCTAATTTTTGTTTTTTCTTATTTTCTAAAGCTAAAATATCGATGTTATCATCGTAATTTGTTCCTGTAAGCTCTGTACTTACCTTTTCATGGGTACTAAATCCATAATCAACTTGTAATTTTGCAGCTTGAACTTCTTTAACTGGATCCAAAAGTCCACTTGTAGGACCAAACCAATCGCAATTACTCCATGCTTTGGTAATAATTGGATCTAGTCCAAATTTTGGGGCTTTTATTCTTCCAATAGCTATAGCTTCAGCAAGCCACATTTCATAAATTGGCTGGCAAAATTCTCTAGCAAACCAAGTTCTACGCTCCTTAAACACAGCCACAGCTTGATTTAATGCCCCTTTAGCCGCTGAATATGAAGAATTAAACTTACTCATTAAAACTTCGGATGGGATATTAAGACCTGCACCAATCTGAACAATCAGAGCCTGAACAAATGGTTCAAACGTAGATTGTGATTTACTTGGATCTGCTGTTACTACATTTACTCCAGGAGGTAATAAATTAACTGTTCCTGGTCCTAACTTTAATTTAGTTGGATCAAAATCTGCAAAAGGATCATAATCATAAGTGCTATCGAGCATATCATTTAATGTGTTTCCAGGCGATATACTAGATGTTAAAAATACACTAAAAAAGGCTTTAATTATGGCCGTTGTAAGTTCTGCATTGGTATATCTACTAATTTGTTTTAATTCTTCAATGACTGGTGCTAAAAAAGGTACGCCTCGATATTGCTCTGGTCTATCTTCTTTAGAAATTTGTAAAACCATCGCTCTTCCTGTACGTTTTCCAAAAGCTTCTACCCTTTTCCACTCTACTAAAGCACCAATATTTGTAGGGTCATACGGCGTTTTATTAGCTATCCAATAAGCTACAACCTCACCTTTTTTATCTACTTCAATACCATTTATAATCCTATTCCCATTCTTTTCGTTAATTTGAGTTACCATTGTAGGGTTTATTATTCCATAAATATCGATGCTTCCTGGATTACAAACTCGATTTGCTTCAACTTGCTGGATTTTTAAACAATATGGATTACATGCGGTATTGTTTCCATATTTGGGAATTGCCCACGCATCACCATTTATAAGACAGCCAATAAACGCTATATTTTGCTGGTTCCAAAAATTATTCTTCCTGTAAATATCACAGCTAACATCATCGGCCCAAAGCTTAAACTCCTGAATGGTATTTCTTTTCCATTCCTTTGCTTCGTCTGGGCTTAATCCTAGCGTTCTAAAATCGATATTTGGAGAAGGTATAAGGCCTGCCCCAATTGTATAACTCCTTGATGTTTCTATAGCACCTCTACCAATTGGCGTATTTATGGCCATGTCGTAGCTTCGGTTACGTAAGATATTTAAATTGCTGTCTATATCAGATTGCGGACTAGATTGTATAGGATTATATCCTCTTAATGCTTGCTTAATTAAACTAGCACCGCCAGAACTATATCCAGTATTAACAAAATTTCTGCTTTTTCCTTTAGGAGCTGATTTATTGCGTTTATTTTTTTTCAAACGTTCTCACCTTAATCCATAAATATAATTTGTTTACTTTTTATGCCTTTAACGGGCATTTCATCATCAACTGTTGCTCCTAAGCCAATTAATTTATTAATTTCTGCTCTTATTTCACTTAAATTTGCTCTGGTAAGAGTTCTCTTACCAATCGTATAAGATTGGCCAAACTTAGTTATCTGTTTTTCTGCTTCTAAATATAATTTCAATCGTTCATTTAAAATTTTACTCGACAAAATCCATAACACCTCCGCTGTTTACTGCTCCATAATTAACTTTTTTCTTTACATTTTTATTTGGTTTTCCTATCGTTTTAGTTGAAGAATTGGAATTAAAAGCCTCATATAATGCTTCAAAATTTAAATTTAAAGAATGCATGCACGCTAGGTTATATACTTTTAAATCTAGCGGTTCATTTCTGGCATCCTTAGATATTTTTTCCCAAACAAAAACAGTTGCTCCATTTCTTGTTTTTTGTACCAAATGCTCACTGACTAAACCCTTAAAATAAGGGCTATCATAGCCTCTATCTTGAAAAAAGTTATCAAAATTATCTTCATTATCTTCATTTAGGGGAAAATGTATGTATTTTTTCCCTTTTTCTTCTATCGTTAAACGGTCCATGATGTACTGTTTTCCGCTATCTACACCCAACTGCACTAGCGGAATACCGTATTTTTCAACTTTAGAAATCTTATAAACCAGTGGTACACCTGGAAGCGATGAGCCTTTTATCGCTATTCGTTGCTTTTTTCTTCTCTTATAACAATATTTATAGACTTCATTCGTGTAATGGCCACCACTATCTATAAATGTTCTAAGAATAACGAGAGCTTTGCCATCTTTGAAATAATAAATTCTGTCTAATACCTGGTCTAATAATTCCCATACTCTTTCAGTATCTGGAACTCCTAAAATAATGCCCTTTTTTATACTCCATTGTTCTTCACCTATTCCCCAACCTGTAATTTCATATTCAAGTCGATTGTCTTGTGTATCTACAGCAGCAGTTAATGCTAAAACACCATCTGGAAGTTCAGCTTCATATTTTTCACGGCGTTTTAAGAACATATCACCATTTTCAAACGCTCCTACTTGCTCATAGCTTTCCCCAAAACGTGTGTTATATACAACCTTTTCCCTTTCTGGATCGCCTTTAGCTTTTAGCCATTCTTCCATTATTTCATTCCAGCTAATCCAAGGAGAAGCAAAACCATTTACAAAAAAGCTTCTAACCTCACTTTTTAACGCTTGCGGGTTTTGAATAACGTATTTTTGCTTAGCCTGCTTCATATTTTGCTCAGAAAAAGCAAATCCGCAATCTGGACATACCCAAACTACGGATTTTACTATAATATGTTTCTGCTTTTTCTTATTTTCAGATTCGATATAATCGACTCTCATATTTCGATGTGTTATAAGGTGCCACTCTTTACAATTAGGGCATTGATGTTGCCATTCAGCTTGTGTTCCAGTCATATATTCATCATCAATTCTGGATAGCCCCTTTATTGTAGGAGTACTAAACAAACCAATAATTTTATTCCAGTAAGTAGTAGTACGTTTAGAAGCAAGGTCTACTGGATCGCCTTCACTGCCTGCACTTTCTGGAAATCTATCAACCTCATCGCACAACAGTGCTCTTATCGGTTTGGATGCTAAGCTAGAAGGGCTGTTTGCCCCTGTTATTACTAACCTGCCCCCTGGAAAATACTTGGTCATTATCGTATTCCCACTATCTTTAACTTTAACATCTCTAAAGATATCACTTAATATTGGCGTGGCACTTATCATTGGGGCAATCCTCGATTTAGAATAATCTTCACCGTCAACAATTGTCGGCTGTATCATCATAATCGGGCATGGATCGAGATGGGCAAATCTACCAATAACGTTATTCATTATGTCAGATTTACCAATCTGAGAAGCGGATTTTACAACAACTTTCCGCACACCTTTTTCTGTAAAAGCATCCATTATTTCTTTCTGATAAGGTGCCCTAGAAGTTCGCCATCGTCCTGGTTCTGCCGATGAAGACGGTAACATTCTATATTTATCTGCCCATTCTGATACACTCATTTTAGGCACAAGATTTAAAGATTTATTAAAAATCTTATATAGTAAATCTACTGTTTTATTACTCTTCACTTTTGCCACTCATTTCAAACATGGTTGGCTTATAGTCTTTTACTTCTAACAAAATAAACTCTATTTCTTTTGTCAAAAGTGATTCTACTTCTTCCTTGCTTCTTTCTGCTAATTGCGTGGCCATCTTAGCAGGAATACCTAATAATTTTGTTCGTAGATTTACTAACATATCTGTCAAAACTGCTTCAACATCAGCAGCTTCATGGAGTTCATTTGACCTTTTACGAACTTCCATCTCAGTTAATTTTCTCTTAGCTCGTTCATGTAGAGCTTTTTCATGGTTATAATCAACATTATCCTGACTTAATTTATATTTAGCCATGTAATACTGAGAGATTGCCTTTTGTAAAATAAAATCTCCTTCAGGTTCTTTAGTTATCTTTCCTTCATTTGTAACCATTTGGTTTACTCTTCTAACGGAAACACCTAATAATTTTGCTAAATAATTCACATCACCACGAAGTTCTTTTTTTTCCAAAAAAACACCTCCCATCAAAGAAATAAAAATTTTTTATGTATTTATTTGGGAAATTTATCATTCTAAAACTTTCCCAAATGAT